TTCAGAGGCGAGTGAAAAGCTAAAAGAGATTGAGGATAAGATAGTGAATGATATTGTAAAAGCAACTGGTGCGGACAAAGAGGCGGTTAAAGCTCTGATGTTTGTGGATAAACCTTTGACAATAGAACAGATAAAAGCGTTCAATATAGCGAATGTAGAAGAATTGAGAGTAGTAGCATTTTTTAACCCAGATAATAAAAACGAAATGAACAAAAATGAAGTAGAAGAAATCGTATCCAAAGCGAATGAGAGCTTATTGGATAAAATCAAAGCCGTTTTCACAAAGAAAATAGTGGCTTTGTATGTTACCGATGCCGAAGGTAATCAAATCAATTTCCCCGATGTGGAAGAAGGAACAGAGTTAAAAGTTGGCGATAAAGCCGACGGAAACTTTACAGGCGATGTGCTGTTAGCTGATGGTCGCACTTTGGTAATGGCAGATGGTGTTATCACTGAAATCAAAGAGAAAGAGGAAGAAGAAACGCCAAATGTTGAACTTGAAGCTTTGAGGGCTGAAAACGAAGAACTTAAAAAACAACTACAAGCGAAAGTAGTGGCTTTGAAAAACATTGAAAGCAAGGTGATAGCTTTGAAAGCTGACCCCGCTCCCTCTAATGGAGAAGTAAACAAAACAAGAAAATTAACCGAATACTTAAAATAATACAAAAATGGCACAAATTCCAAACATTGCAGACTTGACTATCAACCCCGTTGAAGTACAAGACATTTCACAAGTAATTGCCCAAAAACTTTGGCAGAACGAACAATTCCTTAAACTATTTAACGTAGTTGATGGAATCAGTAAAAAAACACAAATCTTACTTGATGCGACTTCTGGTCGTGCTGGTTGGAAAGCGACAGGCTGTGCAGCAGTAGCCTCTGGTGGTATGGATATTAAAATGGCGGAGCTGTTTTGGGACACAGTAACCATTGAAGATACGCTTGAAATTTGTCAGTCAGATTTAGACAGCAATTTCAAACTATTAGTAAGAGCAAACAGCAAAGATAAATTTGGCGACTTGACAGAACAAGAAGCTATCAACGTATTTGTAACTGCACGTGTGCTTGAGTTTATTATGCAAGCGTATGAGCGTTTGATTTTCTTAGGAGATACCGATGCTGACAACACAGGAGATGGTGGTTACGTGAAAGATGCTGTAAACATCAAATTCTACAATTCAGTAGATGGCTTTTTTAAACAAATGTTTGCAGGCGTTCAGGCTGGAACAACTACAAGAACTACTATTGCTAAAAATACTTTGGCAACAAAAGCGTTGCAAATTGCTATTACCGATAACGAAGCATTTGCGGTTGTAAAAGGCTTGTATGATAACGCTCCTGACATTGTGAAATTAGACCCAACAGCTTATATCTATGTAACTCCAAGAATTTACAACGGATATAAGAACTACTTAGCATCTAATACACTTTCAGGTGGTGGCTTATCGACCATGACCGTTGACGGTGTTACCAATGTAGCATATATGGGTGTTCCCGTTTATACTTCGTTGTTTGTTGGAAAAACAATCTTAGAAGATTTTGAAATAACCGATGGAGGTAGTCCTGAAGTGTTGACTTACAACCTGCCACATAGAGGATATATGGCTACTCCTGACATTGTATCAGTAGCAACTTTGTCTGATGAGGATATCAAATCATTAGAGCAATTCTATGTACAAAAAGACAGAAAGTCTTTCATCCGTTTCGACTTTGACTTAGATGTTAAAGTGTTACGCCCTGAACTTGTTTCGGTAGCATATTAAAAAATAAGTATAGGGGGCGGTTAAGTCAGTCCCCTTAACCTTTAAAAAATAAAAACAATGAGTTGTAAAACAAAAATAACAGCGGACATTTTAGAATGTGCAAAGTTGCCCACAAAAGGGCTAAAATGTAAAGCGTGGATATTTAATGCCGACGAGGTTACTTTCACAATGACCAAGAATAAAATCACAGCTATCACGATGGCAAGTGGTAAAACATCATTCACAGCCGAAGGGGCTAAAGATTTTATTGTAGCTGGACACGAGGCGGTAGTTGCTGAAAACAAACTAACCGTTTACAAACACAATTTCAGCCTGCAAGCGTTCCCCTTAACTGCAATAGAGAAAGAGAACTTAGATGTAACTGATAATATTATCGTTATCGTTGAAGCGAACGGAGAAAAAGGCGAAGGAGTGTTCTTAGCCTACGGAGTAACCAATGGCTTGTGGAAAACAACACAAACAAAATCAAGTGCGGACAATAACGCTTTGACTACGTATGAGTTTGCATCCCGTGACCAAATGGAAGAAAGGTACTCAGAATATGTGGTACTGGTTACAGACTACGATGGCACAAAAACAGCTTTGATTGCAACAGAAAGTGCGGTGTAATGAGCTTACATTAACATACAAATGTTAAATTTAGAGCAAATATTGAAATTGCCCGTATCTGAGATTGAAAGGAACGGGCATTTTTTTTTAACTGTCATACGTGAGTGGCGAAGGCTAACAGGCAGAGAGCCCTCATTGTGTGGGTGCGATGGGCGAGCAAATATAAAATACGTGAAAAATTACTACAACAAAGAAAAAAAAGACGTTATGAAACCAAATATATATTTTCAAGGTGCTTATTTTCATTCAGATAGCATCACAGAAGAACAAAAAAATCTAATAAAAAATGGTAATCCAAATTTATTTGCTAAATTAGCGGAGCAATATGGCTGGGTAAATGAGCCTGAAATTGATGCAACGAAAAACCAACGAAAAAAAGGTAAAAAGAAATGAGTAAAATTCAATTAAGCGGTGTTGCTAAACGCAATGTTGTACAATTCGACCGCTCCAAGCATATTTTCATCAATGGTATGGACAATGCGTATCCACAGAAAGTTGAGCGTATGATACAAAACAGCGTTACAGCTGATGCGTGTGTCAAAAAAGCAACTTCTTTTATCGTTGGCGATGGTTTTGTCGATAAAACACTAAACGAAAAGATAGTGTACAACGATGGACTGCGAGAATACACTATGTACGACATTTTGCAGAAGGCAGCAAAGGATATGGTAATGCAAGGAGGCTTTTCTTTGGGAGTAACGTACAACGGCATTCCAGAAATAACCAAAATTAAACCAATACCATATAAATACGTTCGTATAGGCAAAACAGATAGCCAAGACTATTCAGGTTTTTATTTTGTGTACAACAACTGGGAAAAAGATACGCACAAAGGGGCGTATAATATAAACAAGGCACAGAAAATCCATACTTTCAACCCAAATCCAGACGTTATATTAAAACAAATGGCTAGCGAGGACTATTCAGGGCAATTAGCTTTGTTCGTTTTAGATGACACGTATATCTATCCACTTGCTCCTATTGATGCATCCCTTGAAGATGCAGACACCGAAAGTCTAACAAAAACGTTCAAGAATACCGAAATGCGAAAAGGTTTTTTTGGTAAAAAAGTAGTGTATCATACAGCTTTTGCAAGTAAAGCCGACGAGGAGGCATTTAAGCAAACTTTGCGACAATTTGAGGGGGCAGACTGTGATGCAAGAACGCTGATGATTGAAGCCGAATTTGACGAAAATGGCGAGTTGAAACAAGAAAGTGCAATGAGGTTGGATAATTTGGACTTGAATTTTAATGATAAAATATTTGAATTTACTGAAAAATCGACAGCTAATAACATACGTAAATCTTTTTGGAATATTCCAAGTATTTTAGTGGAGCAACAAGATAGTGGTTTCTTTGGCAGTAGTGGAGAAGCTATCGCCAACGCTTTCAAGGTGTACAATCAAGATACGAAAATGATACGAGATTTTATTTCATCAGCGTTGGAGAAAGTGATGAAACACTCAAAAGATGAATATTTGAAAAATGCTAAATACGACATAAAACAACTTGAGTATGGAATATAGACTTTGGACTTTGGCTGACCAGATGAGGGTTAAGCCAATCAGCGACAACAACACTGATAAATTCACACAGCTACAATTAGAGGTTGAATATAACGATATAGTGCAATATTTAGGAGCGGAATTTTACCAAGAGCTAAAACGCAATCTAAATAATTACACCAAATTAATGAATGGTGGCACGTATTTGTATAATGGTGTTACTTATGAGTTTGCAGGTCTGAAAACAATGTTCTGCTACTTACTATACGCTCGTTACGTGCGTGATAGCTATATACAAGATACGTTCAACGGGATAGTGCGACATTCAGGCGACAACTTTACACCATTATCAGCCAATGAGCTTATTAATCAGGAAAACAGATATAAACAGATAGCAGGTAGCATATGGGATGAGTGTTTAGGTTATTTGCGTACGTTAAATTTACCCTATTTCCCACGAACCGAAACAAGGGGATTAAAAATACAAGCATTATGAGAAAAATATATCAAGGCGAGAGTGTTCGTTTTCAACTTAATTTTCAAAGTGGAACGGATTTGACAATAACCGATTTTACTGCTTTCGATAGCGTAAAAGTAGAGGTGCAAACAGTCAATTATCCTATTCAGGAAATTGATGTTGAAGTTGAGCCTTTAAGCATAAAAGGGATTATACCCACGAACGTAACTTCTAATCTTTTTGGCAATGTGTTTGTGTTTTTAACGTTTACAAAAGGTGCTGAGGTATGGAAA